GATTGATTAAGCCAAATCCTGCAAATCAAGATAAGGTGGTTTATAATAATGTTGAACTTTATACATATAAAGATACTGTTATCGAAACTGTAGATGAATTCGCTAAGATTATTCCTATGCAGAAATACCTTGTAATCAAATCGGATGTTGTAGAATCGAAAACAGAAGTTGTAGAAGATAAAATTGAAAACAATGAAGAATTTTAATTAAAAATTTATAAAATTATTGAAAGTTTAATACAAAATGTGTTAAAATCCTTGCAGAATATAAAGCAAGGATTTTTTATGATTCAAGATGTTGAACAGTTATTATTGACTCATGGTATAAAATATCAGAAGAAAGGAAATAAAATTTTATGTTTATGCCCTAACCCTAATCATAATGATAAACACGTAGGTTCGTTTTCTTTTGATACGATTAAAGGTGTTGGTCATTGTTTTAGTTGCGGTTGTGCAGTAAATATATTTTCATTTAATAAATTACTCGGTGAAAAGTTGGAATATAAAGGTGATGTAAATTATGAATTTGCTAAATCTTTGAAACCAAAGAAAGAAGAAGTCGTGTATACTAAACCAATTGTTTATGGAAAACTTTACGACCCTTTTTATGATAATAGAGTTATGGATTTCTTGCATGGAATCGGTTGGTCGGATGAGTTTATTGAAGAAAAGAGTGTAAAGTATTGTCGATATTGTGAGATGATTGGTGAAAATATTGTAAATGATATTGATGAAAAGCCGACAGTTATGGAGAACAGAATTTGCATACCGATTTATAAAGACGGAAAACTTGTGAATTATGAATGTCGAACATTCAAGAATGAGTTTCCGAAAGTAAAATATGTGAAGTCTTGTAGTTCAAATTTTCTTTATAATTTTGAAAATGTTGATTTAGAAAAACCTGTTATACTTACAGAATCTATAAAAAATTTGGGTCATGGATGGAGTGTAAATAAAAATATAATATCATCATTTGGAAATCAAATTACTGATAAAAAATTAGAGATGTTACAAAAAATAAAAAATCTAATTCTTTTTGCTGATTTTGACATGGGTGGATTAACTATGGTGAGAAAACTTCGTGAAGAATATGAGGGTAATTTGAGAGTAACATTCTGTCCAAAACAATATAAGAAAAACAACGAAACGAAAGGATTTGATATGAATGACTGTTCTTTAGATGAAATAAAGTTTTATCTTGAGCATACAATGTCTGCAGAAAAAGCAGAAAGAATATTAAGTGGTGAAAATGAAGATGATATTTTTTGGACATAAAATCAGAATTGAAATTTTACCGAGCGGTAATATCATGCATGAATTTAATCCAAGTTGTACAAATTATTACCGAACGGTAAAAGAAGAAAAGGGAGATTAATAAATGTCAGAAACATTGTTATACAAGGGCGATTGCCTAGAATTGATGAAAAATATAAAAGATAAATCAGTTGATATGATTTTGGCTGATTTACCTTACGGAACGACTCAAGCAAGTTTTGATACTGTAATTCCGTTTGAACCGTTATGGGAACAGTATCATAGAGTTATTAAAGATAATGGTGCTATTGTTTTGTTTGGACAAGAACCTTTTTCATCTTATTTGAGATTGAGCAACATAAAGGAATACAAATACGATTGGATTTGGGATAAAGTAAAAGGTGTTGGATTTCTCAACGCAAAGAAACAACCTATGAGAAATCATGAATTAATCAGCGTGTTTTATAAACAACAATGCAAATATAATCCTCAAATGACTCATGGGCATAAGAGAAAAGTTTCTTTTAGACGAGCAGAGCATCAAACTGAAGTCTATGGAAAAACGAATAAAGATAATCTTTATGATTCTACAGACCGTTATCCAAGAAGCATTCAAGTGTTTTCGACCGATACACAAAATTCTTCATTACATCCTACTCAAAAACCAATTGCTCTTTTACAATATTTGATTAAGACGTACACCGATGAAGGCGAGTGGGTGTTGGACAATTGCATGGGAAGTGGTAGTTGTGGAGTCGCTTGTTGTACTACAAAGAGAAACTTTATCGGAATTGAACTTGATGAAAATTATTTTGAAATTGCAAAGAAAAGGATAGAGGAAAGTAATACAGATTTGTTTGATTTGTGATTATCTTTTCTTAAACTTTAAGCCGAATTTTTCATATAACTCATCTTGAAGTTTCTTTTCATTTTTTTGTGAGCAATCTTCTTTTTCATCGGTGTCGTCATATAAGAATGATGCGTAATTTACATTACTTTTATCAGCGTTTGTACAAGCACCAACGAATGAATCTGACAAATCTTTTCCAAAATATCCACATTTTGATTTTTCCCAATCAGAGTTTTCCAAATCTATCCAATCACCTTGAACATGGTCTACAATGAGTTTTCCACTTTTACTTTCTTTTCCATTATGACCTTCATTTGTTGTGATTAAAGATTTCATGTTATTTTTCATTACCAAGTTTTTACCAATTTTTACTCTACCTTGCATGACCCAAGAAGCAAACGAAAGATAATAATCGGGTGTGTTATCCAATGACAATCTTTCACATTCAACACCATTTCTTTCCAAAAATTGAATAGAACTTTTTGATTCAAATCCATCATATGTCGCTTTTTTAATATTTGTATTTCCATAAATTTTCATGCAATAAACTAAATATTTGAAACTATCCAAGTTTATCTTATCATCTTTTTTACTCATAATAGGTAAGGTAAAATCGGCAACGTACATTTTTCTTCCGATTTTATCTGTTTCGAGATGTACCATAGAAACACCAGCCATATCTTTCTTTTCTGCCATATCGATATGAACGAAACGTTCAGCAGAAGGGTAGCGTTTTAATCTGAAAGAATTTTGTTTTCCTGTATAGACATAGAATAAAGGTCTGACTTTATCCCATAATAATGTTTCGGGTGCTAATAAGTATGAAGCGTATTCAAACATATAAAAGTTTTTGAGGTTTGGAACGAAACATTGTTCTATAAGTTGATGATTAGTGAATAATTTGGTGTCAGAACCTGCGGTTGGTATTGCACCAAAGTCTCGCATTGTTTTCGCAACATCATCTTTAGCAGAACTAAGCAAATCGATAGGAAAATCTACAATATCTATAGGGTCATAATTTTTACGTTCTTCTTCCGTAATAATTTTAGTTGGTTGTGTAGAAGTTCCCTTAAATACAGGAAATATTTTACTATGGTCTTGTTCCCATTCTGGGAATACCCACGGTTGAACATCCCACTTTCTACAATTTATAAATAATTTATCTTTATCATTTTTATGAGCATCAACCCATTGGTCTACTCTACATTCAAGTGAATTGGGGGATGTATCTATAATAAGAGATGTGTTTGGACTATTTGCTCCAAAACGAGAAATTAAACGAGTTTGTGCTTCCGCCAACATTTCCATAATTCTATCTTCGGGCATAACTTTACACAAATTTGCAAGTTCATTAAGTCCGATAGAAATTGCAGTTCGACCTACCAAGTCGCTAGGAGAACAAGCACATTCATGATATATACTTCCAATTCTTATAATTGAGTTACCTTTGCTAGTATTACAAAATAATATTTTCCCTTCTTCATTTTTAGAAGGGTCATCCATATCTCGTTCATATCTTACTCTTTCGAACTTAGGGGATATGTTCATCAAATTTATTATGGCTTTGGTCACCATATCGTATGCAGTTGCTTTGTTTAGGGAAACAGTAATATCCGTTAAACTTGTGGATTTACTTAATTTGAATTGTTTTTTCATATCTCTATAAGAAAGAGAAATTACATTTTTATAAAGTTTAAGTAATGCAACTAAAGTCGTTTTACCTAACCGAATCCAACGGGTGCATATAAAATAATTGTATTTTTATTAATTAATGGATTAAAATAATCAAGAAATACTTTTCTACAATGAGGATAAATATCTTCTGCTTGTGAACCAATCCAATCATCTGTTAAAAATTCTTCAGGTGTTGGTGGTTTGAATTTATGATTTATTTTCCAACTGTTTTCAAGTAGATTTCCTTTTTCTCTTTCTGATAATTTTTCATCGTGTAAAATTATACCTAATGCTGAATTAATATCGTCAACTTCGGCTTGAGTAAATAAATCAGAATTAAGAATATTATCTAAATATGATAAATCATCAGACGGATGTTTTATTATATCCTTTTCCATATCTTTCAAACTATTAAATTCCGATGGATTCATATTTTTCACCTCCTTACGCTAGATTTTTCATCATATACCGCATCCGCATAAGACTTTATTCATTTGTGTAAAATAGTTATACATATATAAAATGATAATTTTTGTAGTTTTTCTTTTTGCCATTGCAACATTCTTTTATATATCCTCTTAATGTTGTTGGATTTTTATTTTTAGGACAACAAAATTCCATAATTTCTAAAATTCCTTCTACACTATTATAGGTTTTATTTGTTTCCAAACATTTGAATTCAAAATAATTAATTAAATTTCTATAAATTCTCTTTTTAGTTTCAATTATTTCAGATTCATCATAGTGTTCTTGGAAATATTTTTTATAAGGAAGAATATCTTTTTGAAGTAATATTTTGACATTGTTTTCTAGCATACACAAATATTTTGAATGTTCCTTATCGTTTCCGTTAATTATTAATTTTAACAACGAATCATTTTTAACCTCTATATATTCATTTCCAATCTTAAAGTCAGGATAATATTTATGTTTTCTACCCTCATGAAAATATTCAATTGGAGAAGGTTGAAATTCAAAATCAACATTATTATCTATCAGATATTGCCAATAATAAATTTCCCATTTTGAATCAAATGTTTCATTTCTCCAAGAATATCTTTTGAAATCTTCATTATGATTATGTCCTAATCTTAATAAATTTCCATCAGTTTTTAGCATACTTTCTTTACTTCTTAATGAAAATATTTTACCGTAATCTTCACCATATAATTCTATTTTCCGTTGTTTAATTTTATCTTTTATTTCTTGTGAACATTGAGGGAATTCACAACCATATCTTTCTAAATTTGTTCTTTTCATCTTTTCTCGTGGAGATAATTTTATATATTCTTCATCATGAGTTATATTCACGTTATTTATTTTGTTTTTATTTCTACCTTTATAATTATCTTTCTTTTTCCAAGTATTATCTATATTTTCTTTCCAACTAGGTTTTTTAGATGCCCAAGAATATCCTGTGGTTTTAAGCATAATATAACTTTGGTATGCGGACTGTCTTGTATTTGATTTACTTGCTAAATCATCTAAAAATTCTTTAACTTTATTCACATCGCTCATTTTAAATAATAATATCAATTTTTTACCAACATGATATTCTTCATAAGGTACATTTTGGTCTTTAATCCAAAAATCAGGTTTCTGAGTTTGCCAAATTTTAATCAAATCTTTTTTAGTGCATAAATTGTTTTCTTCTTTATATTTACGCAAATCTTTAAATGTATTACTATCTGTCATATCGTTAATTCCCTACCGTTTTTTAGGTTATTTAATGTTTTTAGAAAATCAGTAAGAATAAAGTTCCTCGCTGATTTTCGCATTTTTAAATATAACATTTCAATCTCTTTTCACTCAAAATCACTTTTCCTCAAACAATAACTATTTTAACTATCTTAATAAAAGAAATTTTATTAACTATTTTATTTAGATAGGAGAAGATAATATGGCACATCTGCTGGACGTCCTCCAAACGCTGGGCGAAGATTTATTAGGTAATCACTACAGTATAATTTTACCAACCACTGTATCACAGTTGGCTGGTGTTAATGACCAACTTACATTCCGTATCACGAATGTATCAATTCCTGAGAAGACAATTGGCACTTATACAATCACAAAACGTGGTCGTCAGTTTGACAGACCAAATGGTTTAAGTGAGCAGTCTCGTGAAATCTCATTCACATTCAGACCAGACAAGAAACTTGTTACTTATAAGGCACTTTCTAATTGGATGAATTATATTCAGAACAATGAAACCATGTTTATGGCTTCTGATAGTGGTGCTAATGGTGAAGGTGGTGCAAGTTTATTCCGTGCCCCAATTGAAATTTGGGCAATTGATAATCTTGATGATAACAACATTGCTGGTACTCCAAACTCTATTTGGACATGTGAAGGATGTTTCCCTACTTCATTAGGTGGACTTGAATTTGATGAAGAAAGTGGAGAACCGTTGACTGTGGATGTAACTTTAAACTGTTTCAATATCATTTATCCGTCAGTTTAAAATTTGTTACTATTTAATGTGTATTAAAGAGGTAGTTTATCTCTAAAATAATATATTATTTTTAACACAAAACCTATATAGGAGAAATTAAAATGAAATCAATTCGTTTGAGAAAATCAATTATGGTAGAAGGAAAGATTATTTCCAAGGG